TTTGGTGAGCCAAGAAGATTCGGTTATACTGAATAAACAAGCTATTGAAAGAGGTTTATTTAACGCAACCTCTTATAAGACACTTGTTGATGAAGAAAAGAAACAAGGAACATATAATTTTGAGACTATTTGTATGCCTCCTATAGAAAAAAGAAAAAAGAATATCAACTATAGTTTTCTTGACGAAAGAGGTATTGTTAAGAAATATATGAATAATAAAAGTGTTTATGTTGAGAAAGGTGATGTAATTATTGGAAAAACGTTAACAAAATCCAACAAAAATGGAGAAGAAGAAGTTTTTGATTGTAGTTATGTTATAAATCATGGTGAAGAAGGATATATAGATAGAGTTGTTGAAACTGTAACACCAAATGGATACAAAATGATAAAGGTCATAATTAGAAATCAAAAGATACCTGAAATAGGGGATAAATTTGCAAGTCGAAGTGCTCAGAAGGGAACTTGTGGTCTAATTCTTCCACAAGAAGATATGCCTTTTACTCAGGATGGAATGTGTCCTGATATTTTAATTAATTCTCTTTGTTTGACTGGTGATACAATAGTTACTTTGTCAAATGGAGAAGTAAAATATATAAAAGATATATATGATAAGGATGAAACAATAATAACAGTTAGTCCTAATGATCTATCAATATCATATACAAATTACAAGGATGGTTTTCAAAAAGATGGTACTTTTATGAAAAAGATTACTACAAGTTCAAAACGTGTAATTAAATGTACGTCAGAACATAAATTTCTTATTATACGAAATAATGTTCCTACATGGGTTGAAACTAAAGACTTAATTCCATATCAAGATAAAATGATAATTTATCATAGTGTTTTACCATTACCAGATAATGATGGAGAAGAATTATTTATAGATGGTGAAAATATGAAAAACAAAGTATATAAAAAAACATTAGAACAAAAAGGCTTAGTTGGTAGAATTTCAAGAGAAAAAACATTAATTTTAGCCAGACTTTTAGGATATATAGATACTGATGGTCATCTAACCATTAGAAATGAAAAAACTTACAGTATGAGATGTTTTTTTTATTTTGGAGAATTACAAGATTATGAAGAATTGAAAAATGATATTCAAAAATTAGGATTCACTGTGTCGAATTATACCAAACCTGAAAAAAGTTTTGGATATAAACTTGAAGTTGATACATCATTAGGATATTTACTTTATATTATTGGAGCATGTGTTGGTAATAAAAATAAAGTAAAAAGATGTTTCCCGTCTTTCATAAAAAATGGTAGTAGTGCTGTAAAAAGAGAATTTTTATCAGGATTTGGTGGAGGTGACGGAGGTAGAGTTTCAGTAAATTGGAAACTTGAACAACAACAAATAAAAATACATATGATTCCACACAGAGTTTATATTGAAAATGAAGAAATACATAATTCTCATGTAGAATATATGAATGAAATCATAAAACTTTATGAATTCTTTGACATAGAAGCAAAAGTTAATACTTATAAAACAGAAACTGATGCTGTTTTAGATTATAAAATTTATTTTTCAACTAGACATGAAAATTTGAATAGATATGTAGATATAATTGACTATAGATATTGTAATGAAAAAAGAAGAAAAAGTAGAGTTCCTATTGAATATCTTAAATCTAGAAAAAGTGGTTTTTGGATAGAATATCAAAGATTTACAAAATATTTTCAATATGGTGATTTAGTAACTACTTTTGTTGAAGATATTGAGGATATTCCTGATGAAAAAGTTTATGATTTTACGACGATATCAGAAAATCATAGTTTTATTGCTAATTCAATTGTTAGTTCAAATTGCATACCCTCCCGTATGACTATATCTCAAATTTTAGAAACTGTATTGGGAAAAGCTTGCTGTATGGAAGGAACGTTTGGAGATGCTACACCTTTTTCAAGTAATAGTACAAATATCGCAGAACAGATTTGTGAAAGATTGAAATATCATGGATTTCAAAGACAAGGTTGGGAAACAATGTATAATGGTATGACAGGAGAACCATTAGAAGCGCAAATATTTATGGGACCAGTATTTTATCAAAGACTTAAGCATATGGTGTCTGATAAAATGCACTCGAGATCACAAGGACATGTTACAAGTTTGACAAGACAACCGTTGGAAGGAAGGTCGAGATCAGGTGGACTGAGGTTTGGGGAGATTGATTTAGTCTCAGTGGTATCAAAAATACTGCTAGTCAGAAGCATAGCTGGCAACATTACTTATAATGTCGGGGAACTCTGGAAAAATATGCATGTATAATTTTGATTTAAAGAATCATTTTCATTATATACAATGGAAAGTGACAATTTATTTAAAATAGGAGTAGAAGGACTTGATAACTATAAAATAACTTTAGATGGAAAAATATGGAGTTGTCTTAAGAAAAAATTCTTAAAAACAAGACTTAATAATGGATATTATGGTTGTGGATTTACTCATATTATTGACAATAAGAAAACATACCATAAACATTTCTATATACATAGATTACTGGCATTTACATTTGTTGAAAATCCATGTAATTATCTTATTGTGAATCATATAAATGGTGATAAATTAGACAATAACATTTCTAATTTAGAATGGGTGACTCAAAAAGAAAATATTCAAAAATGTCAAATAGACACAAGTCATCCAAGAAAAGTTATTCAACTAAAAAATTCTTTGATTATAAATAAATTTGATTCAGTTACAGATGCATCAATAAAAACAAGATTATCAAGAAGTGCAATTGCAAAAGCATGTTTAAAAATTAATAAAACTTCTGGAGGATTTATTTGGAATTATGAAGACAAAATTCATAATCATGAGACAGATATAGATCTATCTTCTTCTAAATCTATATATGATTATGATAATTATTTTATATTTCCAGATTCAAGAGTTTATAACAAACAAAGAAAAAAATTTTTGAAACATGTTAAAAATGCATCTGGTTATTGTTATGTCACTTTATCAAAAAACAAACAAAAAAAGAATTTTTATATTCACCTAATAGTTGCAGACCATTTTATTAATATTAAGAGAGAAAATCTAGAAGTTAATCATAAAAATAAAATAAGACACGACAACCATATTGATAATTTAGAGTTAGTAAGTCATTCAGAAAATATGAAACATGCATATAAAACTTCAATACCAAGTTGTTAAAGAAATTTTTCAATGGCTTTAGTTAATTGCTAAGGGTAAGGTAATAAGTTGAAGTTACAGACAATCCGCGGGTAAAGTACCTAATATCGTTATGCTAGATAATGGTACTCCCTCAACGAATAATACGGTAATGGACTTGAGAATTTGGCAAATTCAAAGAAAGTTTAAGATATATTCTAGTCCCACTTGAAAAAGTGCTATTAATAAGGTTATATTGATACTATGCTTAATTAATATTACTGAGTTAATAGGTGTAATGATTCTAAGAGGAAATGCTTAGATGAACTGGTATATCGGGAAAGGGATGCAATGATAGGTCATGGAGTATCAAGATTTTTAAGGGAACGTTTATTTGAAAAAAGTGATCCATATCAAGTATATGTTTGTGAACTTTGTGGAAATATTGCTATGTCTCCAAATGAATGTAAAGTTTGTAATACAGATAAGATAGTAAAAGCGAATTTACCTTATGCAAGTAAATTATTATTAATGGAATTAAACTCATGTGGAATTAAAACTTTAATATCAACTAAGTAAATATAAATATAAATATAAATATAAATATAAATATAAATATAAATTTAAGTTTTTATACAAATTATGTATAAAAATTAAATTATTTTAAAGGAAGATTTTATAATTATAAAATGTTGACAGTAGTTAGTTGTTTTTACTTAATTAATAATAAGTACAAAGATAATTATCGTTTTTGGTTAAAAAATAGCTTGAAAATAAATGCTCCATATGTTTTTTTTGGAACTAAAGAAACGATTGAAATGGCAAAAAGTATTCGTAAAAACTTACCGACATATTATATAGATTTAGAAATTATAAATTTTGAAACTTACAAATATATTGATTATATAGTTGAAGATCACGTTCATTGTCCTTCAAAAGAACTTGCATTGTTATGGTTAAATAAATTATTCTTTATAAAGAGAGCGGTTGAATTAAATCCGTTTGATACAGAACAATTTGCATGGATTGATGCAGGAATTTATTTTTATCGACATTTACATCCACCGTTAAAAACATTCGATGAAGAAAAAATAAAGAAATTACCAACCGATCGATTCATATTTTCATCATCAGAATATAAATTTTTCATACCAGATTTAGTAAAAGATAATAATTTATATCATTATATAAGCGGTAATTTTATAATCAGTAAATATCTAATTTTTCAAGTTTGTGATATCTACGATGAGGTATTAAAAGACAAATTACCTTTAAAAAATAAATGTTATACAAATGACCAAGTATTCTATACAATAATGTATCATATGTTTGGAGATGAAATGTTTTATAAATTATCAGATGGATATGGAGCAGTCATAAATGAATTATATACTAAACAAAAAAATGATGGTGAAAGTGAAAAAAAAATATGGGGATTAGAAAAACCAATTCTTTATCACGAATAAAAAGAAATATTATTAATTATATTATCTGAAATAAAAAAAGTAGGAACAATATTATTTAAAATGTTACCTATATTCTCATAATTTTCAAATTCAATATTTAAATTATATTGTTGATTGCAATATTTCTGTAATTTTATCATATGATCATAATCACATATATAATATTTATTGATTTTGATTTTCATTTCTTTTATTAAGAAAAATAATATAACAACAAGACCTAAATATTCCGCATCTTTATGAATTATATTAATTTTATTATAATTCATAGATTTTAGAAATTCACAAATCTTATAAGCTTGATATGTATATTTAAGACTTGTTGATGATAATTTTATATCACCAAAATTATGTAATATTGGAGAACCATATTTATCATTTTGTGATGCAACATAAACTATAGTATTGATATTTATACCATTATTTAACATCTTATGAAAATATACATGACCTTCATCTATTTTAGTGTTATCAATAATAGAATTATCAAGTTGTCGCCAGTTTGAAATATTTTCATCGACAATTTTATTAGAAATCTTTTTCCATTTAATTTCTTTTTTTAATTTATCTAAAAACTGTTGTAAATACATTCCATTTTGAATATGAATATGACCGTCGCTATATTTTGTATCTAGAAATCCATCAGTATTTGTATACATATCGTAAATATCAAAAAAAAAATAATTATATTCTTTACACATTTGTTTTAGTTTTTTATTGAAATATAAGAGGTATTGTTTTCTTTCATCATCAGTTCCACGAAAAGGAAAAGCATCATTACCTGTAACTTCATATTTATGAGCTGGAGGAACAACGTTATAAACACAAGGATAAATTTCATCGTAAAATTCAATATTTTTTTGTAATACGGGAAAATACTTTTCAATGATTAAATCAATTACGTGTTCATAAGATGTTGTTTCATTGACGTATTTATTAACATGTGAATTACAATCAATAGAACCAAAACAAAAAATAACGATATCACCATTTTCAACATTATAGTTTTTGATATTCAATAAGTTTAAACCATCACGTCCTACTGAATGACATAATTTTGGACCTAAATAATGTATTTGAATGTGAGGAACACTCCACGTGTTATTAAAACCCATTGTGCTATGAGAATCTCCGAATGTATGGACTTTCATTTTTTTTTAAAAAGAATCATATTTTAAATATTGATTTATTTCATAAAATAAAACATTCAAATTTTTTATCTATTTTACAATAAAATACTATGACAAGAAATAAAAAACGTTCCAACAAAAATAAGAAAAATATGGATGGTGTTGATAAAAAAAGATGGGACAAGACACAGCCCCGTTGGCAGCGAAAAGAAAACACAACTACAGAAAAAAAGGTTAAAGACTCGTCATGCTCAATTTTATAAGTCAATGAATTATAATATAAAAAGTATATTATAAATACAACAAATGGCAAAGTGTACAAAATGGATTCAAATTCTAAAAGAAAAACATAATGATTATGATGTAAGTATACGAATATGTAATGTATGTAATAATTTTATTTATTATTATTTTGTGCATTATGAATTCGGAGATTACACTTGTTTTGAATGCGAAGAAAGTGGTAATATAAAATTACTTTGCATATATTGTAAAAATAAAAAACAAAAATAATTCATTCATTATCTTCATCATCATAACTACATTGTGAATTTTTTGTAAATATAACTATGATTAGCAAAACTAAAAATATTGCAAATGGTATTAATATTTCTTTCATTTTTATTTTATATTATATTTTTTATTTTTTGAATATGTATAATTATATGATTATTATTTTATTATTATCCCCTGTTTTAGGATATTCTTCTAATTCTTTTCTTTTATATGGTAATCCTTCATAATTATTTGAATTCCAAATCATATAACACCCATTTGTTTTAGGTAACAAATTGAATAAATATTTCTTTTTTGTATCTAAATCTAATGTCGATAATGTATAATTAGATATAAGAAAAAAATCATTAATATCTACATCTTTTCCGTAAGTCAAACAATCTTTCCATTCCATTGTGTTTTGTATGAAATCATATTGACTTAAATACATTTTTTGTAATTTTGAAACAGAATTTAATTCATACATTATATATTTTTTTATAGCAATTGAAAATCTTTTTGTTTTACTTAAATAAATTAAAATCAATGCTAATCCTCCATAACCTCCTCCGATTTCTAACAAATTTATAACTTTTACATTCTTTTTTTGTAACATAGATATTATTTCTATTGCTTGATGAGTATATCTTATAGAAGTAGGTGAAATCCTTAATTGTTCTCCTTTATAATTGTAATCATAAACTTTTGTTCCAAATCTATCATTCAATGATGATATTTCTTTTAACATATTCAATTCAACATCTTTTTTTTCGATTTCTTTGAGAATATTTGCACCCATCCAATCAGGAAGATGTTCTATCATATTATATACTTCAGGATGTTGTTTCCAATCTTTCAAATTATCATTAATTATGTTTTCACAAGTTTTATCCCAATTATTATACATTTTCTTCTATATTTGTATTTTTTTAATTCAGTTTTTATTACTTAATCAAGTAATAAAAAAATTATGTTTTTACTTTCTAGATTTTGCACGGCTCTTGCGTTTTGATTTTTTTCTTCTTCCATCAGAACGTTTCTTAGATTTAGATTTAGATTTATGCATTCCGGTAATTCTGAAAAGCTTACATCCACATGCACACTTTCCAGTCCAAGCAACACGTCCATTCTTCATACTCTTTAATATAGGTTTTGTTTTGGATGACACAGGACATTTACATTTCACACAATACATTTGATTTGATTTCATTTTTTTTGATTTCATTTTTTATTTAAAGAATTATTTTAATTTTTTTTTTTATTTACTTAGCAACAACAAAATCATGTTTTACTTTTATTTACTTCGGTTCACTTCAGAATTTGATTTATAGAAACAATCTACAACATTGTATATGTCTAAGTCGAAAAAAATATTTTATAGTTTTACAATTATGACTTCTGGAATTTTTATCCCTGTTTATTTTATTTCAAATAATTATTATATAAATAAAGTGTCTAATGTTATTATACATCCGAAATAATAAAATAAAAAATTGATTTTTATTTTTAATTGAAATCTTATTTCAAATATGTATCAAGACACAAAAGAAATAGAAAAGATCACTTTCGGTATTTATTCTGCTGATGAAATCAAGAAACTTGCCGTCTGTAAAATAGATAACCCAAAACTTTGTGACAAAGAAAATAGTTTTGGCACTGTCTATGATCCTAGACTTGGTACAATCGAAAACGGTAAGATGTGTGTTACATGCGGTCTTAACGTTTGGGGTTGTAACGGGTAAGTTTTTATTTATTTGTGTTTATGTATATATCATATTCTAACTTTCTCTTTTTATAGTCATATAGGTTATATTGAATTGAATTGTCCAGTTATTCATCCTCTTTACTATAAACAAGTTGTTAGTATTATTAAGTGCTTTTGTATTAAATGTCACCAACTTTTAATTACTGAAGACCAAATTATGCTTAATAACTTTCATAAAAGTAAAGGAGTTAAAAGATTTAACAAAATTCTTGAAAAACTTGATAAAATTGATATGTGTTCTCATTGTTCTCATCCACAACCGGATATAAAACATACTGTTGCTGATAATCTTATTTCTATGATTTATAAAGATAAGGTTAAAGGAAAAGTCAGCATCACTTTACAAGTTGAAGAAATCAAAAAAATATTTGATAATATCAGTGATGATGATGTTGTTTTACTTGGATTTAATCCAAAACTTATGCATCCTAAGAGTTTGATTTTAACAGTATTCCCAGTAATTCCTACTTGCTGTAGACCATATATTATTAGCGAAAGTAATATTTGTGATGATGATTTGACTATTCAACTTGTTGAGATTATCAAAGCTAATAACCATTTAGAACAATTAGATGGTATTCAGTTATCTGATACTAAAAAGACAAAATATCTTCATACATTAAAATTCAGAATAGCTACATTTTATAATAATTCCAGCGGAAAGTAAGTTTATTTTATTTTATTTATTTTTTATAGTTGTAATAGGAATACTAACATTTTATTATATATAGAGCAAAACATTCTACAAATGGAAGAGCTATTAAAGGAATCAAGGAAAGATTAACAGGAAAAGATGGTATAATGCGTAGTAATATTCTTGGAAAGCGCTGTGAAATGACTGCTAGAACAGTTATTGGTCCTGATCCTACTTTAAAGATGGGGCAATTGGCTATTCCACCACAAATTGCTTCTAACTTGACTATTCCAGTTCAAGTCAATAACTTTAATTATAATTATTGTACAAAATTGATTGAAGATGGGAAAGTTAATTATGTTTTGAAAAGTGATGGGCAAACTAGAATAAATATGGAAAATGCTTTATATTATCGTGGTACACGCTTGAATCACGGTGATATCATTTATAGAAAAGATGATAAAGGAAATGAATTTGAAATTGTTGTATATAATGGAAAAGATGTATTACAACCAGGAGATAGATTGATGAGAAATGGAGAATGGGTTCCGGATTTGAAATATCCAGAAAAACGTTCTTATTCTCTCAGCATTGGAGATATCATTGAAAGACAACTTCAAGATGGCGATATAGTTTTGCTTAACAGACAACCGACATTACATATAGGTTCAATGATGGCTCAAGAAGTTGTTATACGAAAAGGAAAAACTTTCAGATTTAATCTGAGTATCAACAAGAGTTTTAATGCGGATTTTGATGGAGATGAAATGAACATACATGTTGCAAGCTCACTTGAAGCTATGACGGAATTAAAATATTTATCAGCATCAAAATGGATGTTAATTTCACCACAAAGTTCTAAACCAAATATGTGTATTGTTCAGGATTCACTTTTAGGTGCTTATAAAATGACTTTGGGTATTCATAAAGTTACGAAGGAACAATTTTTCAATATTTCTCTAAAGACTGAACTTTCTGTCAAAGAGATTCAAAATAAAATACAATTAATTAGAAAAGTTTTCAAAGAAAAGGGTAAAAAAGTTCAATGTTTTCATGGAAAAGGTTTAATTTCTTTGATTTTACCTGATGACCTGATTTATGAAAAGAAGAATAATGCCGATCCAAACGAACCGATTGTAAAAATATATAGAGGTGTTTTATATGAAGGCACTCTAGATAAAAATACTTTAGGTGCTGTTTCAAATTCATTGATACAAGTTATTTTCAAAGAATATGGACCAGACCGTACTGCTTCTTTTATTGATGGAATACAATTTGTTACAAATGCTTGGTTACTTGTAGCAGGTTTTTCTGTTGGATTGGCAGATTGTATGGTAAAGAATCAAGAAAAAGTACAGGAAATTCAAGATGTTATTCAGAAATGTTATTTAGAAGCTGAACAAGTAAAAACTACAACAACACATCCTGGAATTAAAGAAGTTAGAATAATGGCTGCACTTGGAAAAGCAAAGGATATGGGACTTAAAATAGCAAAAAATTCATTGGACAAAGATAATAACTTTATTTCTACTGTTACATCAGGTTCAAAAGGAGACTTCTCCAATATATGTCAAATCACTGGAGTATTAGGTCAGCAAATTGTTTTAGGATCACGAGTAAAACCTACTTTAAATAATGCTAGACGAACTTTACCACATTATTCTTTCGATGAAAGTGAATTAAGTTTAGAAGATGAATACGAATCAAGAGGATTTGTTTCATCTTCGTTCATTATCGGTCTCAATCCGAAAAATTACTATTTCCACAGCATGTCTGGCAGAGAAGGCTGTAGTGATACAGCAATGAACACAAGCACTTCAGGATATATTCAAAGAAGAATTATTAAATTGACAGAAGATATCAAAATTAATTATGATAATACAGTAAGAGATAGTTCCGGTTGTATATATCAGTTATCATATGGAGAAGACGGTTTTGACCCAAAACATTTAATTAAAGTTGGAAAAGATAACGAAATTTGTAATATAACCAGCATAGTTAATAAATTAAATCTAAAATATGAATTAAGTACATCATCTAAAAAAAAGTAAATATATTTTAATTTTAATACATATTATGTATTAAAACAATTATAATTTCCAGTTTCTTAATTCATCAATACTTAAGAAATTTTTCAGTCTCTCCGGTCTCATACTTACTTCTAGTAATTCTTCTTTAATTAATTTACTTGTATGATTTGCTAAGACTTTTTTATATTTTTCTGTAAAATGAATTGGTATATTCAATTTCTCAAAGTCTAATTCATAGATGTTTTTGACCTTTTCCTTCTTTATACTTTTTCTTTCATAAGTAATAAGCTCAAAATCAGTTTCACTTTCAATAGAAAGCGCTGTCATTTTCTCCTTATTCTTATATTCTTCATTCAAAATATAATCACAAGATGAAAGTCCAAATAAATAAACTTCATCTATTTTTATATCATCATCAAATTTTAATGTAATTACTAATTCACTATAAGATGATAATTTGAAAAAATAAGCTGGAATAGAAGAACAATTAAATGAAAAGTAACAATTGGTTTTTTGTTTTTCGTTTGAAATTAAAATGTCATCAATATATATTTTAAAAGAAATATCTTCGTAAGTTTTTAATTTTGTAGTTATATATCCACCATACAAAAAATTTATTAAAAAAACAAAGAATTTGATTTCTTTTTCAAAGATGTTTTTTTCAACTTGTTTTATTTTTAAAGCAAAAGTGTCATGATTTCTTGAATTAACATTTCGACAAATTAAAGATTTATTTGAGTCAAAATCTTCATAATCAAGTAAATATTTCGTTTCAATTAATGTATTATAACACATTATTAAAAAATCTTTAGTTTTCATTTAGATATTTCCATTTATTTCACTTGTAATAATATAAAATATCAATTTTCTTTTATCAAATTTTTTTTGTAGATCTTCATTAGACAAACATACAATTACTATCACACATATATATTCTATTTATTACTTTTAACTACAAAAAATGATTTAAAACTGAAAAAAACAAATAATAGTCTATATATGGAAAAATTTATATCGGAACAAATAGGATTTCATAATGATGTTTGTGGTGGTTATTATTATAGATGTGGTAATGTATTTTTTAATCCTGATAACAAAATGAAAGAAGAATTTTTGATTGTTTTAATTTTATTATTAAACGAACATTTAAAAAAAGATTTATTGAAAAGCGGAATAGATTCAAAATATATTGAATTCATAGATGATATATATAATTATTTTTCAAATGAATCATTTAAATTAAATAAATCCGATATCACATCTGATTTTAAGACAATGATTAATAAACAAGATCAGCAAAGCAAGGATAATTATATTAAAATAAAACCAAAAATTATAGAGTTTGGAAAAATGTTCTTTGAAATTTTCAAAGAACAATGGGATATTGACTCTATTTATGATAATAATGTTGATGTTGATGATGACACGAATCGTTGTATTTGTAATCATATCATACATGATATTTGTTGTATTAGATATACAGATACTGATGGTAAATCACATCGTTTTCAAGTCGGTAATAAATGTATCGAAAAAATTTCTCCTGAATTGTGTGAAAAAGAATGTAAAAGAATCGAACAAAACAAATTTAAAAAAAATGATGCACTTCCTTGTGATAATTGTGGAATGTTTCTTAATCCTAAAAATATGAATAAACCAACTATTATTAATCAAAATGAATACAACTTATGTTCAATATGTAAACAACAAAAAAAAAATTGGTTACAATTTGATTCACATAAAATTATTAATAATAAAATTAAAGATGATATTGAAAAACTCTCCGAACAAACCTTTAATAGATTTAAAAAAATAAAATGTAAAGAGCCTGAATTTTTAGGACGTGGAATAACAAATGAAGAAGCATTTGTTGAATTTCGACAATATTTTGAGAATCGAGTATCTGATAATAAATCAATGAATAAATTTATTTTTGAAGCTAAAAAAGCTCAAATAAATAATCAAGATGAATTAGTTTATAATAATAAAAAATGTAAAACATGTTGTGTTGGATTATCGAAAGAAACCTTTTTTTGTGGTATAGAGTGTGAAAATATTTATAATGAAAAATTCAAATGTTCATTCTGTCATAATATTATAGATCCAAAATATAAAGATAAAATTAAATTAAAAAGTCCTTCTGATGAATGTAATAATTATACGAATCTAAACAAAAATTTAAGATTTAATAATGATATTTTTTGTAGTAGTAATTGTATGATGAAAAAAAGAGAATTAATAGTAATAAAAAAACATAATGAACGCATCATAATAAAAAAGTTTTCTTGTAATAATTGCGGAAAACATTTAAACGATTCAAATCCATTTGAAATAAGAGAATGTAATATTTGTAGGAATAATGATGATTTAAAATTAATAAATTATTATCAAATAAGGATTTCATTCAATGATTATCATTCATTAAAAATAAATCCTGATTCTGAATTATATAGATTATTTAGAGATTTAAATTTAAAATGGATTGGAGAAGGAAAATATTGGAAATTACTCAATACAAAAACTAATGAAAATAAAATTTTATATTTTGTAAATAAAATAAAAAAAGACAGTAGAATAGAATTGAAAATTGTCTATCATAATAATATTAAAAATAATATAGATAATATGACATTATCAGACTTAGAAAATTTTATGGAAAAAAATGATGAATTTGATGAAGATACTGTTCTTTACATCAAAAAAAGAACATGTAAATTGGATTCTGATATAAATTTTTTGGAAAAGTATGATTTTCAAACTTAAATTCACATCTAAAAATATGAATGTAGATATAAAAAAATGTTTTCAAACATCGATTTAATTAGACTTGCTAACCGAAAAGACACAGAACTTTGTAATATTATGAATGCTAATTTAAGTGATAAAGGTAACGGTCATCATAACTACACAAAACTATATGAACATCTTTTCGGTCACTACCGATTTGATAATCTAAAAATTCTTGAAATCGGTATAGGAAGTGTAAATCCATCTATACCAAGTAATATGACTGGAGGAGAACTTGGAAAAATATATAAACCTGGAGCAAGTATCAGAGGATGGCTTGAATATTTTCCTAACTCAGAAATTTATTGTTGTGATATAGATAAAAATATACTTCAGTTTGATAATGAAAGAGTAAAGTCATTTTATTTTGATCAGACAAATGAAAAAGTAATTCAAGACACTTTATCATCTGATTTGCTTAAAAATACAAAATTTGATTTGATTATTGATGATGGTTTGCATGTTTTTGCTATTAACTGTTTGGTAATGAAATATCTATTACCTAAAGTAAAAGCTGGTGGATATTATATTATTGAAGATATTGTTAATTACCAATTCGATCATGATAAAATAGACAATGATATTTTAAATTCAAAGAATTATCAATATATTAGATTTCCGAATCCTAAAAATGAGTCAGATAATAATTTGTTTATCGTAAAAATATAAACATCTCGTTTTATAACAAATTTATGTTATAAAATCTTATTTTTTTCGTTCGATTATAAATATTCCGATTCCATTCCACCAATTTGTTTTTCCAAATTCATTATGAGGCTGTGGTGTTCTAATCTGATAATTATATTTGATATTAACATTTAAATCTGTAAATGCTTGTAATGTTCCATTCTTTACTTCATCCCAATTCCAATCATCAATTAAAACTATACAATTATTTTTTAATTTTGGAAGAAAATATTCAATAGCTTTGTATTGATTTTCATATTCATGACCTCCATCATAAAGATAAATATCAAATTCTGGCAAATTTTTTAAATCAACCGAAAAACAATCACCTTCGATAACATTGATTTTAGAATTTTCAGAATTAAATTTTTCAACATTTTCATAAAAAATATCTTTATTTCCTTGAAATAAACTCCAGTTATCAATAAAAACACATTCATTTATTTTGTTTTTATATAAAGCAGAAACTGAAGAGCTTCCGTGCCATACACCAATTTCTAAATAATTACAATTTGGTAGAGAACAAATATTATTATAAAAATGTCTCGTCATATATCCTGACATACCATCTAAATTTAATATATCATTACAAAGATTAGAATGAAGATTTTCAGCATTTTTTATAGATTTTTCAACATGATTTTTGATTTCATCGAATGTCTTTTTTAATGATAGTGTATCTGAATAAAATTTGTTATTATCGATAGTGTAAAATGATAATGGTTTGTTAATATATAAACAATAAGGAATATGATCAAGAGCTCTAATCCAATACATCCAATCTTCAAATTTTTCAGGTAATATTTTACCAGCTTTTTCAATTAATTTTCTATGCATAATAACAGTTGAATTACAAATATAGTTTTCTTTTAAAATTATATTTTTTGTGAATTTTTCAGGCAATTTTTTATCGTGTAAAATTCCAATATTTTCAAAATCAAGAAAATCTGTATTTATTGATTTATGTCTAATTAAATACATATTTGTAGTTGAGAATAAACAATCAGAATGTTGTTTCATTGAATTCAATTGAGTTTCAATTTTATTATTACTAAAAAAATCATCATCATCAAGAAAACTTACGTATTCACCAGTAGAATTTTCTACACCGATTTGACGAGTAGCGCCTTGAGCACAAGGATGATTTAATTTTTCACCCATGTTTTGTTGTAGGTGAATAATTTTAGTTTTAGGAAACTTTTCTAAATATCCACTATAATATCTATCATCTGTTGATTTATCATTAACAACAATTATTTCAATATTTTTATATGTATTATTTAAAACAGAACGAATACAATTACATAAAAGTTCAAATCTATTGTAAGATGGAATTATTATACTAACTAAATTAGGTATCATTTTTTAGATTATTGAAATTGATTTTTAAGTCTTATTTTCTAGATTTTCTTTTACTTTTTCTTTTACTTTTTCTTTTTATCAATGAAAGTCTTTCGACGATATGATCTTTTTCTACCATCACCACTACCCATCATTTCATATATAATGTGTTTAATTTATTTATTGTACTAAAAATCTCTTAAACGAAGAATATTTTCAACTGATTCAAGCGCTCCTTCACACCATCCTTGATTTTTTGAAAATGCTTCACCAACACAATAAATATTTTTATATGGATTCTGTGCAATTTTTAAAAATTGTTTTCTATTTTTGTATTTTCTCTTTAATGGTTTAAAATAATGAGTTCCACATTTCCAATAAACTAATTTATTTTTTTTTACTTTGACATCTTGTTTGAAAATCTTTTTGATATTTGTTTCAACACATTCTTCTATATTTGTTACAGTAGTCCATTTATCTGCAATTTTATTATCTGAATAACTGATCATATAAATACATTTTTCACGATTCATTTCTATTATTTTTTGAAATGGTTTTTCAGTAACTATAAAACCTTTATAATCTTTTAATGGTTCATTCAATTTTACATAAAGACGTGTAAATGATTGACAACATATATCATTATAAATTTGATTATTTATGATTTTTTTTATATTTTTAGATGGTATTGCTAAAATCACTTTATCATACATTTTATTTTCAATAATAAATTTATCATCTTTTTTCTCAATTTTATTTATTTCAGTATTCAAATGTACATTAAACATTTTTGAAAAAGCATCAAGCATTTCCCTCCATTTTATACTAAATGCTTTATATCCTGAAACGCAATCATCAAAACCATAATCATATATTGTATCAATTATATCAGCATTTTCAAAATCTGTTCCATTAATACTTTTAATAAAATGATTATATACTTTTATACCTAATATTTGTTTAGCAAATTGTGAGAAAGTATATTTACTTCTATCATATTTTGATATATGTTTTTTTAATTCTTCTATAATGCATAATATATCATATGGTTTAAATGTATAAGAAAAATTAGTTTTATATTCGTGTGTTGTAACATTGAGTTCTTGACATAATTTAAATAATAATTTATCTTTTCTTTTTCTACCTATACCTGCTCCAGAAACTACATCAATACCATCAAACTTAATAACTTTAACTCTACCACCGATTTCGTTATTCTTTTCATATATATCGATTTTATAACCGGAGTTTTTTAATTTATATGCGCAATATAATCCTGCTATTCCAGAACCGATTATAGCAACATTCATTTATTCTTAGAAAAAATGATTTTTTTTAGAATTTTTTCTTATAAAAGTAAGTAGAATACAAATGCAAATATTTGTCAAGTTTTGTTATGAGAAAACAAAAGTTATTGATGTATGTGAAGATGACACTGTTCATGATGTCTTGACAAAGTTTTTTTTTCCTAAAATGTGGAATCGATTGTATTTTCTTTTTAATGGTAAAATTCTATCATTTGAAGAAAGAATCAAAGATAAATTAGAACATGGTTCTACTATATATGCATGTTTTTCAAATGTTGAAAGATTTTCAAATGTTGAAAGATTTTCAAATGTTGAAAATATTCAATAATCAAAAATATATAGCAACTATCATTCATATATCACAGAAAATATAGAAAAAAGACACTAAGTTTGTAATACAATATATTTGTATTACAAATATTCATCATTAAAGTCAGAGTCAGAATGATAAAAATTATTAATTTTTTCTTGAAAAACATTTGAAAATTTTGTTTCATAAACTTTATAATTCTTTTCTAATTGTTTATTTAATTCATTGTTAACACAGAATTCTTTGAAAAAGTTTTCTAAAAATATTATTGCATCTTTTGTTGATCTAAAAAAAGTTGAATTATCAAAATACATATTTTCTGTACTTAAGTGAGCATGCACATTCTTTTTTGAATACTCACTCTTATAATTTTTATTATTAATTATTTTGATTGTATCATCACAAGATTTTTTGTTATCAAATGACACATTAAATCTTAATATATAATCATCATTTAATATATCTATAGAAATAATACATGTAAACATTATATAATTTATATCATAATCTTTTAAATAAAAAAAATATATAATAAAAAATGTCAAGTCATAAAAAAAGAACACAAGACAAACGAAGAAGAGCAGCAGCATCACGAAGATATTATGACAAAAAAGAAGAAGAACGTCAGGAAAATTTATCAATATATCAATATTTGAATGAAAAAATAAATTATTTGGATAAATTAGTTGATTCCGAAGAATTTCAATTATTATTTTCAACGTATTTACCTAATAGTAATAAGTCTGATATATTAAGACGAATAAAAGAAGAAAAAAAAAATACTATAGACGAAAGTAAACCATCTAAATCAGAAACAGAAATATTTTATTTTTTAGTATTTAAAAAATATTATCAGGACGAAGTCATAAAATACAAAAAAATTGCGGAAAAAGATGAAAAAGATTGTCAGACAGAAAAAGATAAATGTAATGATGCCAATCAAAATTGGTTGTCATATTTGTTTGGAAAACCATATGAATGTACACGTGATTGTAATGATATCAATAATAACCAATTATTGGATGCAAAATCTGCATTACATGAATGTAATGAATACTTATATAATTTGAAAAACAAAGATGGTAAAAAATCAAAATCCAAATCAAAATCCAAATCCAAATCCAAATCAAAATCCAAATCCAAATCAAAATCCAAATCAAAATCAAAATCCAAATCCAAATCCAAAAAAAAGAAAACGTTAAGAAAAAGTAGATAACAATGCTAAATATTATTATTCAAAAAATTGAAATAAGCATCATAAAATTGTTTTCTTATATTTTCAGATGAAGAAAATACATTATGATATCCACCATTTATATCAACATGTTCAAAATTATCTCCAAAAACTAAAGTAGATGATTTATAAATTTCTTTTGAATTCAGTATTGTATCGCTTTCTGTTGTTAAAAGTAAAACTTTAACATTTGAATTTTTCAAATCTATATTTTCATAACCAGAATTTTTTGTATTTTGATTTATTCTATTTAATTGTTTAACAACAGCATTTCCTAATCCTAAATATATCGGAGCTTTATTTAACATCCATGGTAAATTATTTGTTTTTTTAATTTTGATTACAGGATTTATTTCAAATCCGTTGGTAATAATTGTTTTTGAGTTGTTACTATTAATATATATATTGTTTGTTTCATCTAAAATTGGAATATCAGTTTTATTTATTTGAAAATGATCATTAAACATCCTAAAAAATACAAAAAATATTTCTGAAAATTGATGAAAATGTTTTGTTAAAAAATCATCATTGAAACCATTTAAAGTAAAAAATGGAGAGTTTAGAATGATTTTTTTGATTCTTGTCTTATATTTTCCTTCATTAATGTACAAAGTTGTCAATAATCCTCCTAAACTATGAGATGTGAAATTTATTTCTGTATTCTTATTATTTTTTTTATCTATATAATCTATAAAATCGATCGTTGTATTTATTTCATAAAAATAAGATAATAACGATGGTTGACTTTTTCCATCAATAGATTCAACGAAAAAATAATTATTTTTATTTTTTATATTCTGTCCATAATTTCTTAACGTAATACAATAAATATTATATCCATTTTGTTTTAATTTGTCATGAAGTTCATTATTATAATTATAATCATTATATCCATGTAATATAATCATAGATTTTGTATTTTCTTTTGAAAAAGAATAATCTATTGAAAATTTACTACTTTTTGGAATATCAAAAAATATAATATTTTCTAAATTAGAATGTGTAGTTTCACCAACAAGTGATGAATTGAAATACATATTATTAACATAATACAACAAATCGTTTTTATTTTTTTCAGGATACAAAAAATCTGAAACGATACATATTAAAAAAAAAGTCACAATTAAACAAATAAAAAATAAAATTATTCCATTCATTTTTTTTATTACTATATGAATATTATTTTTTATTTCATTTGAATTAAAAAATAAAAGCTATGTATTTCCATTTTCTTTCAATATCATCATGAATATCTTCACAAGTATTATTATATAAATATATAATAATTGTATCTTCAGAGAGAATATCATGACCAGCATACATCAAAGATGATTGAAGATCAACAGATGGATATAAAATCAATGTATCTACTAATTTTGTATTTCCATATATAGTAATATTTATTGGAATAGAAATACGAGTTTTTGATGGAACGTATATTGAATTAACAAAAAAAGAACCTGTAAAAATACAATTTACAGTATTTCCACAACGTCTTTTTTCAACAATATTAGATGGTGGTTCTACTTTTGGTTCTATTTCTTTTGTTTTTTGAATATTTCTGTTATTTGTTGATGTAAATTTACTTCTATTATAAGAACATTTAGAAATACCTGAAAATATATTATTTTGTAAAGAATTAGAAGCCATTCTTTTTATTAAAAAAACAACATATTATTTTTTTATTTTTTCAAAACATTTAGTTGTTGCTATTAGTTGTCTATAACAATCTACTAAAGCATTATGAACTTCATTACTTTTGTATTCAACCGATTTCAAATCAACATTTAGCACATCAAACAAAGTTCGAGAATCTCTAATTTGCCAAAACTTCCATGGAATAGATAAATTACATTTTTTATAAGCATTTTCTAAAATTATAGAATCAAAACTTCCTTGTGACCAAATATATTTACAATCTATCAAAAATTCACTTAATTGTTTCAAAACTTCTTCTAATCTATATCTTTCAGGATGGAAAACAGATTCTTGTCTTATATTATCAGATTGTTCATTCCACCAATTGATTGTGTCTTTATCTGTTTCTAAACCGAGTTCTTTACAAGAATTGATATCAATTCTTTTGTAAAACTTTTGGTAATTGTCTAAATCCTCTATTTTTTCATATCTTTTGAATTTTATACCTCCTATGGTCAAAATAATAGAATTTGCTTGGACTCCTAATGTTTCAATATCAATAATAGCTTCAAATGACATTTAATATTTTAACTTTAATCTTTAAGTTAAAATATTTAATTACTCTCTTGAGTATCAATATTTAAAGAAGCAGTATCTTCATTTTTAGATGTTTCATCTTCATCTTCATTTTTAGATGTTTCATCTTCATCTTCATTTTTAGATGTTTCATCTTCATCTTTTGAACACGATACAATTTCAATACCAGGAACATCATTATTATCAGTTTTATTATTTTTTAAATATTCATAATACTTATATCCAACATATATTGCACCTATAGACGAAGATAAAAATAATAAGTAGTTCTTCATTTTTTATTATATTGAATTTATCTTTTAAGTTGTTTTTTATCGAAAAAATCTATATTTTAAAGAGAATTATTTTATTTTATAAATGACTTGTTACATAACAACATATTTCGATATTGGTAGATCTGAATGGGATAGTCAATTCAAAAGAACTTTTTCCTATTATTCAACAAATTTTTCACCATTCATTAATTTATTTGAAGAAAATTCCTGTGATAATGATGAAATGATTGTTTTCATGGATGAAAGTAAAATAAATGAATTTCAACAATACTTAAATTTATATCCTAAATCTAATATTAAACTTATATCAATCAATGATAACTTTATGAATCAACTTTTTATTTGGAAAACATTAGACATTGAAACTGAAATTATGAAAATTCCATCTTTCAAAAATTTACTTGGAACTAGATTTATATATCCAGAACATAATTATCCTAAGTATACACTAATAAATCACAGTAAAATTGATTTCATTTGTTATGCTATTGAAAATAATTTATCTGATAAAAATATTTTTTGTTGGGTTGATTTTGGATTTTTTAATAATCATTTAAATATACCAAAACATTTATTAGATATATCTTTATTTGATTTAAATAAAATTAATTATACTTTAATAAATCCAATAGAAACACAAGATTTAGATATATTTTATACTTTAAAAAATGCCAGAGAAGTGATTGGAGGATTTTTTTTCATAGGAACAAAATCTAAATTATTAGAATACCAACAACTTTATCATTCAACTCTTAAAACTTTTCAATCTATGAAAATAGCTGATGATGATCAACATTTAGTTCTTCAATGTTTTAATTCTAATCCTAATTTGTTTTCATTTAATAAAAATAATTTTGGATGGCATAAAGTTTTAGTTGCTAATCAAAAACAAAAAATAAAAGTTATCAGTTTTTGTTTATGGGGAAATATTAAAAGATATGTATATGGTTTAATTAGAAATATTGAAATCGCTTCAAAACTGTATCCTGATTGGATATGTTATGTATATTTACATTCAAAATCTGTTAATCCTAATGTTATATCAATTATAAAAAAATTTCATAATACAAAGGTTTTTTTGAAAAATGATGATTATATTAGACCAAAAAGATTTATGTTATGGAGATTGGAACCTATTTTAGATATTAATGTTGAATTATTTATTTCAAGAGATATTGATACACGAATACAATTAAGAGAAATATTAGCTGTTGATGAATGGGTTAAAAGTAAAAAAATTCTTCATATTATGAGAGATCATCCACAACATTATCCTAAAATTTTAGGTGGTATGTATGGAATAAGACCTCATTTTAATATGAGAAAAAAAGATTGGTTAGATTCAATAGAAAAATTTTATGAAATTTATGGTGAATCAACAGACGATCAGAAATATTTAGAACTATATTTATATAATTCTATAGATTCAAAAAATATATTTATTCATGATGAAATTAAACGATACGAAAAAGATAATTGTCATCCTTATCCTATAAAATATGAAAAAAACGGACATTTTGTTGGTTGTTATATATACGAAAACGAAGATACTGATAATGAAACAGCGAATGTATTAAAACATTGGACACAAACTTATATATCAGAAAGAGTAAATTCATCTGAAATAACATTACATTCAAAATTAGATTTCATATCCTCCAAAATTTCAAAAATATATATTATTCATTATTCTAAACTAACAAATAGAAAGAAAAATTTTATCAATAATAAAACATATTTTTTACTTGATAAATTCTTTGAAATAATATGGGTTGATAATTATGATAGAGAACATATAACACAATCACAAATACACGAATTCTATAAATTTGATTCAAATATACTTCAAAGATCATTAACTTCCGCTGAAATTGCAAATGGTATCGCTCATAATATGACTTTTGAAAATATTATGATTGACGAAAAGAAAGAATTTACTTTAGTTTTTGAAGATGATACAGAATTCAAAGAAGATTTTATCGAACATCTATTTTTTGTATTATCTAATTTACCAAACGATGCTGATATGATTTGTTTAGGAGGTCCTACATCATTTTCTTCATACCCTTGTGAAACTCATCCATCTTGTACTCTTTCTAAGTTCAAAAGCGAAGATATTATATTTTTTCTACCATCTACACCTGCTCCAATGACTTTAAGTTCAATGCTTTATAGAAATAAAAATTTAAGAAAAATCAAACAGTCAAAATTATATAAACCATTTTCATCTCCATCAGATCACAATCTCTGGATATGTAATATTGAGGTAAATTCAAAACTTTATTATTGTCAACCGTTTATTACATATGAAGCATCTAAATCCGGAACTTTTGATAGTTCTATGGAAAGAGGCTTTTAACTGCTAAGATTTTTTTAATATTTTTAAAATATTAAAAATATTAAAAATAATATATGAATAATAAAAAATATGAATAAATCTAAACTTTATATTACATCGGTTTTTACTTTTATAGCAAGCGCTGGAGGAATCGCTGGATTATATTACTTGGCTACTTTTATTATTAATAATAATACGAACTATTCAGCTGTTGATAATATAACAACATTTATTACTAATTCAACTATTCCATTAGTTACAACAATCGTAGCAACAAATATATCAAAAACTACTGATATACCAACTACACCTACAACATATGTTACTTCCATTCCAACTACACAACTCATTTCCATTCCTTCTACTACTACCATTCCTTCTACTACTACCACCATTACTTCTACTACTACCACCATTCCTTCTACGAATACTTCTACGAATACTTCTACGAATACTTCTACGAATACTTCTACGAATACTTCTACGAATACTACTACAAATACAACAACGAATCCAACAACTACTCAAACAAATTCAGATACGACAACTCCACATTTATTAAGATAGTTATATTTTTATTACTTTTTCAGCTATAATTTGTTGATTATCTTCTTTCAATATCTTTTTGTTTTCACTTCTATAATCAAACTTACAATTATGATTAAAAGATGGAAAACAATTACAACAAAAAATATGTTCACATTTGCTACAATTATACAAAGATTGATGTATAATTTTTACTTTCTTTGAACAATTATAACACTTCATTATTTATTAACTATATTTTGTTAATAAATAGTAAAAAAAAATCAATTTTCAACAACTTTCAGCTTTACTTGAACATTTTTAATGTTAAAATAAGTTTCCAGATTTTTAATATGATTTCTATGTATTTCAATATTAGGATAACAAATCAAAATAAAGTCATTACAATATTCAATTTTGTTTTCATATATAAAATAATCAATCAAATCAAATAAATCTTTACTTGTTGCATCTTTGTGAAGTTCAAAAATATAAAAAAAACCATTTTTTTCTGGAAATACAACTTTTATGTAAAAGTATTTTTCATAACTCTCTATTTTCTCAATATTCTCTTTGATAGATAAGATATTTTTCTCAAATTGAATTTTTTCATCTTCTTTTTCTCGAAATCTTTTTATATCAGCCTCCATTGTTTTTATATATTCATCATTTTGTTCATCTATCAATATTCTATCTTCTAAAATATCTTGTGGTATGCTTGTTTGTTTTCTTTTTACTGTTCTGTGAACATTACAATATTTTCCTCTTGGAATGGAAAAATTATCACATCCATCTTTATTACATAATTTCATCATATACATGAAAGAATTTCATCTTTAAGTTTCAAAAAAATAAAAAATATCTAAATAATAAATGAAATTACCTTTTTTAGTAAAAGCTTTTTTAATATTTTTATTTATTTGTGTAGTTGTATGTATTGTTTTATATATATTAGGAACTACCGGATCTCAACAAATTGATATATTAGAAACTGGATTACCATCAACTAAAGAAACATTTGATTTATATTCTTGTATTGCTGATGATAATATTAACAACAAAAACGCTATACATAGTCTATTATCTTTTTATGAGAATAAAACATTTTGGGAAGGAATTATCGATAAAAATCAAATATGCCCATTTTCAATTGATGGTATTCCTAATGCTAATGTTTCCTATGCTATCGATTCATCAATTAACACAAGCAATCTCATACGCACAATTTTAAAAAATATTGAGTCATTATACAATGATAAAATTAATTATAATCATTTCATACTTTTATTGTCATCATCAAATCCAATAAATCCTTTTATCTACTTTTGTATTACAAACCATAAATTTGAAAATGAAAATTTTATTAATTTTATTCTATTATATTTTCTTTCTTCTATTAATTCTAAACTTAGAATATTAAATCTTATCGATAAAAAAGATACTTTATTATCTTATAATGCTAAAAGAAAAATGATATCCTTAGATAAGTCTCTTTTCAACGAAAAAAATACTAATGATATTAATTTAATATTATCAAACACTGGTCTGTCATTTTCCAATCTGAAATCTCATAAATACACAATTTTCAAAAATATTAAAAAATATTACACTGATAATCCTACAAACTTTGAAAACATTAATATGAATACACTATCAACTAAAAATATTAACCAAAACGATTTAACAAACGTCTTAATTAATACTAATAATTTAGATTGTGGTTTTCAACAAAATACACACTTCAGAATTCTTGGAAATAATCTTTTTTTTGGAGAAAACTCGTCAATTATAGGAATACCTGTTTTAAAACCACTTATTGTAACTCGTCCTATACGAGTTCCTTCATTATTTAAAAAATCTTCACAACTTGACCCTTCTGTACAAACTTCTATACAACCTTCTATACCACCTTCTATACCACCTTCTATACCACCTTCTATAAAACAAAATTTACCTCCTTTAGTTGTAGAAAACCCATCTTTAAGTATTGCTATAATACAAGATGAATTACTAGTAAAAGATATAATTAAAGATCCTGAGTTAACAGAACAAATTTTAAAAAATGAAGATTTGGTAAAAGAAATTTTAGATATACCAGAAGAAGACATACTAGCATTATTAGAATCTGAAAGTAATAATATTTCTGATATTTCTTCTGAAACATTTATAGAACATTTTTCTAAAAAAATTGACTCTGTATTAGCAAAAAAAATATTGATGAATAAAAACTTAGTGAAAAAAATTGTCAATAATAAACAAATTGCATTAATTATTGTTGAGAATCCAGAAATTTCAAAGACAATTATTGAAAATAAAGAATCAGTTATAGCTATATTAGAAAATAAAGAAGTTATTTTAAAAATATTTTCTACTGAACCAACAACACCTCAACAAACATCTACCACACCTCAACAAACATCTACCACACCTCAACAAACATCTACCACACCTCAACAAACATCTACCACACCTCAACAAACATCTACTACACCT